ATATATATGTAGGGGTAGAACTTCCTACACTAACCTTAAGGAAACTTCAAAATGAAAACTATCGCAACTCTAATCGCAACCTTGTTTGCCGCTACCGTTTTTGCCGCTGAGCCAGCTAAAGCACCAGCAACTCCTGCACCAGCAGCCGCTCCTGCCGCTACAGCAAGTGCTCCAGCACCAGCCAAGAAAGAAGAAAAGAAAGCAAAGAAAGAGGTTGTTAAAGCTGATGCCACTAAAAGTGCTGCACCAGCCCCAGCTGCCAAGGATACCAAAACAGAAGCTGTTAAGAAGTAATCCACTTAGAAAATCTTTGATACTTGGCGGGAGTGATCCCGTCAATGTGATCGACGATGAAGATCTAATAACAACGTATCGTCGTAGAGATTTAGACAAGTCGGATAAACTCCAACCAGATGCAGATCTCAGTGATTATGTGTTAGTTAGATTAGCAGTAGCCAGAGCAAAAGCAATGGCTACATATAGAAAAGCCCAGGCATAAACTGGGCTTTTTTGTAAATACAATATCGGTAAGGAGACCAAAATGAAAAAATTATTAGCATTACAATTAGTTGCTATCTATGCAGTATGCCTTGCGGCTACTATGAACATGGCTTATGCTGAAGAAACTAAAACTGTGACTGCAAACGGCAAAGCAACAGAAGTACGTGTGCCAAAGTCATCTAAGATTGACTGCAAAGTAGCAGCCAACGCAGACAAGACTGAGTGCAAAAAGCCAACGAAAGCTATGCCAAAGATCGAAAAACCTGTAGTAGAAGCAAAACCTGAACCTGCTAAAAAATAACACGGCCCCTGCCACTGAAGTCATAGACTCACGCAGGGGTTTTCTTTTGACTAAAACTTTTATAAGATAAGTACATTGATAACAAAGAGAAACCATGGAACAACAATACATTAAACTAGAACATTCTAATCCCGAACATGAAGATTGGTTTGTGGTAAATTGGTGCCTTGGCAATACTTGTAACTTTGAATGTAGCTACTGCCCAGCAGCACTACATGACGGAAGTAAACGGTGGCCAGATACTACTACTATTAAAAACTTTATTGCCCGTGTTAAAGATCACTACTTTCATAAAAATATCTATTTTGAGTTTACTGGCGGCGAAGTTACTATGTATAAAGACTTTATTGAAATTTGTCAGTTCTGTACAGAGATGGGTATCAAAGTAGGATTGATCAGCAATGGGTCACGAACTATTCGTTACTGGGAAGAAAACAAGCAATTCTTTGACCATGTATGTTTGAGTTATCACCCAGAATTTGCAGATGAAAAACACTTTGTAGAAGTTGTTAAACTGTTGCATGATGACGTCCGCACCCATGTAAACATCATGATGAGTCCTGAGAAGTTTGATCACTGCTATGCAGTAGCAAACAAGGTAAAGAATTTAGGTAACATCTCAATGGCACTGCAACCATTGATTCACGATTTTGGTGACACATTATTTGATTACAATGATTTTCAAAAGAAGATATTTGAAAAACAGCACGACCTAATCACTAAGCATATTAAGTTTGACAAGACGTTTGAGTACTACCGAGGTGCAATGCGTAAGGTCAATGAAGACGGAACAAAACAGGTATCAAGCGCACATAGATTTATTAGTGAAAAGACAAACGATTGGTCAGGGTGGAAGTGCTATGCTGGTATTGAACAGTTAATTGTAGACATGGATGGTACAATTCATCGTGGTTGGTGTAAGGTCGGTGGAGTTATTGGGCACATCGAAGATGCAAAATTACAACTGCCAATGGATCCAGTTGTCTGTAACAAAACCATGTGCCACTGTAATTTTGATATCATGTGTACTAAGGAAAAAAACTAGTATGGTCGACAGATGGTGTATTATTGGTGATCCCAGATGTGGCAGTCATTGGCTACAGTCCAAATTGACACCGGTAGACTCTCTTGACGAATTTATAAATTATCCCATGTATGCCGATGCACACCACGATTTTATCTTTGATAACGATAATTTTATACAAACTGCTGATAACAAGCTCACTGATCCGTTGAGTTCAAATGAATTTATACAAAAAAGAATTGATCAAATCAAAAAAATACATTTAAAACAATCTATAAAAGGTATTATGTTTTGTAACAGTTATGAAATTGATTATCTAGAGATTATTAATACTTTGCATGAACGTAAATTCAAATTTATATTGTTGGAAAGAAATATGTTTGATAGAGTATTAAGTCAGCATATATTGGGTATTACACAATTTGCACACAGATGGAAAGGTAGAGAAGGATCACCAGATTCTCTGGAGCCAATTACTATCGATATAGGTAAGTGGCTTGAATCATTGTTCACTGCACATCAAGCTACTGAGTATAGGCGCAAGTTGTTTTTAAATTATGAATACATAACAATCAATTACGAAAATCTTATAGAAGATTGTCAAATAAAAGACATACCAATCCGGTTAAAATCCGATGATATTTTAAAAACATGGAACGTAGATTATAAAGATATTGTAACTAATATCAATGAACTACAAATCATATACGACTCTTTTATCAAAATGATTCCAATGTACTCGAGTTTTTTATTAAAACATGACAAATAAAATTATTCTCACCACCGTAGATCCATTAGAAACTATGAGATACTGTATTGTTGCCGGGCCACGAAGCGGTAGTACCTGGTTGGAATTTATACTAATAGAGCATCTAAAATCTATTAAAATGAATACAACACGTTTAGGAGAATTCCTTCAACCAATAGTTGCTAGAAATGAACAATTTACATTATCTAATAATAACAATATTGTATACGGAAAACAGGAGTGGGTAACAGATCAAGAAACATTTGAAGGTAGATTGGCTATGATACTAACCGGTAATCATAGCCAATCTATAACTATGCGACTGTTCCCACAGAATTATTTTTTCAACTTTGTTGATTATATAGATGTTGCTAAAAAATTTACAACTTGTAATTTTAAATTCATTTCGTTATATAGAAATATATTTGCAAGAGCATTAAGTTGGGCAGTGATGGATCAAAGCTCTATCATACACTTGTTTAATGTAAATAATATTCAATATCATACTACATTTCAAGGTAATAAAGAAAAAACTAGTGTTGAGCCGTTCTATGTATGCCCTATAAATTTTACAAGAATATTACTGATGGCAGTACGAGATGATATTGTTAGAAGGTTAATTTCTGAGGTAGTTGAGGTAGTTAATGTAGATTATGATAATTTAAATCATGATCTTCAACAGATTGGAATTACGATAAATCCTACACAAATATCTCCAGTGCATGAGTTGCCGTATTATAAACTTATAACAAACTACGATCAACTTTTAGACATTTATCAAAAATTAAAGAGTACCTTATGAAAACAATACCAATATTACCTGAATCTCCTGTAGCAGGCAATCCTATGGACACCATGTGCGAGTTTAAATGGAATTATCCAATATTTCAAATGGATCGCGGCGAGTTTAGAAGTTGTTGTCGTACACCTTCAAAGCAGGTTCCCGAAGCGTTACTACAGGAAAAAGGCATAAATGCCTTTTTAAACAATGATGAGATTATTCAAAGCCGACTAGATTTAATCAACGGTGTTAGACACAGTGATTGTCAAAGTTGCTGGAATCTCGAAGACCGAGGAATGAAGAGTCCTAGAGAGCCAGAAAACTTTTGGAATTTTTTAAAAAGAGAACGTGTTATTCCTCGAAATATGGAATATAACGAAGAGAATGTACGAGTAGAACTAGGGAAAATTAATTCAGTAGATCACCCTTTCCTAAAAGCTAAAAACCCCTATATGATGGAAATCAGTTTAGGGAATACTTGTGATTTAAAATGTATGTATTGCAATCATCATTACTCAACACAATGGGCAACTGAATTAATAAAAATAGGTGAAATCACTCAAGAACAATATGATCGAGAGTTTCCAAAAACAGCACCAAGTTATGAAGCTAAGTTTTGGGAGTGGTTTAATACTGTCGGGAGTTGGAGCATACACCGCATTAATATGATCGGTGGTGAGCCACTTATTATTCCAGAATTTTATGAGTATGTCGAAAAAATGACTGCACAGTTTGATAAAATAATGCCGTTTAAAAAATTAAAACCAACGCTATGTATTGTAACAAATATGCATACACCTGCTAATTATTTTAATAGATTTATTGATAGGCTTCCTAACATTACAAAAGTATTTAATTTAGAAATTTTAATTAGTATGGAAAGTTTAGAGAATCGTGCTGAATACATTCGTAACGGCATCTCATGGGGTCGATTTAACTCAAATGTAAATAAAATTCTAGCTGTTAAAGATTGTGAGTTTCAAATAGGATTTTTAATGTCTGTTAATGTACTAAGCGTTGCCACTACAAAAAACTTTGTAGAGTATGCGACTAACTTATCAGATCAATATCAGCGACCTGTCGGACTGAAACAAAATATTGTTAACTTTCCTAAGTGGCAAAACCCCATGATATTACCACCAGAATTTTCTAAGTATCTGTACGACACAATCGAATACATGGAACAACATGTTAGTAGAATACCAAACCCGACAGATTTTCATGGTAGATACGATCAATATATGATATTTTTAAAGAGCCTTGCAGACAGCATGTTGAACAATGATGGTGACTATACTGAAGATCGTAAAAAGTTCTATGAGTGGTATAATACTTTTGACCAACGACGCAATCTTAATTTAGTAGAAACGTTTCCTGAATATCTTGAATTTTATAATATGTGTGGAAAATTATAATGAATAAAAGAAAATTTATTCCTATAAATGATATTACTGATAATGAGCTAAGGGTATGGACCATTGCTAAATTATTAGATATGGATTATGATTTAAATTTGAGAGATATTATAACCAAATATAATAGTGTAGGGAACTCTGACGCTGAATATACCGAAGAACTTCGAAAGCAAATTCCAGATAATTTTTGTCTATACCCATTTACACATTTTCAGCTAGATCCAGACGGTCGTGCAAGACCATGCTGTAAGTATAAAGTAGGCGATGCTGATTGGCAAGCTGATGTTCCTAAGCTACCAAGTGTTAATATTGAACAACTGTGGAATCAAGAAGCATTTAAAAATTTACGAGCTGACTTTTTAAATAATAAAAAGCCTGTTGGATGTAAAGCCTGTTGGAGCGAAGAGGCTGCTGGTATTCCTAGTATGCGTCTTACTAGAGAGAACGGAGGTAAGCAACATCCGTATGCAACATTCTTTAATCACATACCTAAAGTATCTCCTAAAACATTAGACTTTAAGCTCAGCAATTTGTGTAATCTTAAATGTAGAATCTGTACTCCTTTTTTAAGTAGTCAATGGATTAAGGAAGTAAAAGATTTAAAAATCCAAGACATGGGTAATCTTGAGTCATTTACAGATAACTCTAAAGAAAAGTTTTTAGCAAATCCTGACAACACACTTATACTTAAACAGTGGGCGCCGAGTATTGACTTTTTAGAGTTCTACGGTGGCGAACCGTTGATGCAACAAGAACATGATAAAATTTTAGATATCATGGCTACGCACGGTAACCCGGCAGCAACTAGTTTATATTACAATACTAATTCAAGTATTTGTAAAGAAAACTTCTTTGAAGTATGGAAAAATTTCAATCAGGTTATTATCAACTTTAGCATCGACGATATTGGTGATAGATTTGAATACCAAAGAAAGAATGCCAAGTGGGCAGAAACACTAACTAACATTGCACAATATCAAGAGCTGAGTCGTAAACATGGTGTAAACATGGACATTAGAATTTACACAACTGTTAGTGTTCTAAATGTTCTTTATCTAAAAGAATTTTTTGATGAGATAAAAAAACTAGGATTAAAGATAGTGCTCAACATGGTACACTATCCACATCATTATGCAATAACTATATTACCATCTAATATTAAAGATATTATAAAAGAAAAATTAGAAATAATTGACTCGTCTAATATGTTACATCATACTTCTCCATCTATTCAAAATATCATTAACTTTATGTACGGACATGAACACAGTCCCAACTTGTTAAAAATGTTCTTTACAAAGACAACGATGCACGATGAATACAGAAACGAATCGTTTAAAGATACTTTCCCTGAATTATATAAAATGCTAAAGGATTATCAATGAAAATTGGAATTTTTGGATGTAGTTATGCATGTCCGGTTTCAAATTGTGGTCAACCTAATTATAATATGTCTGGTAGGTCATGGATGAAAATATTAGAAGAAGATTTTAACTATACCGTAACGTCATTTGGCTCCAGTGGATCTAGTATGTATTATTCGTATAGTCTATTTAAAGAAAACTATAAAAAATATGATAAGATTGTTTTTTTAGGAACATATCCTGACAGAAAATATTGTCCAAATTTTGGTAAACAGCATGTTTTATTTTCAAATACGCATAAAGACTTTACTAATATTGAATACTATGAACCAATAAAAATCTATTTTAAATATTTTCATAACCCCAAAGAAGCAGACGATATGAAAGAATTAATGGTCGATGATATTAAAAAAATAGGGGGTAACAGAACTTTGTATATAGATACCCCTACGACCTTAGGTAAAGTAACGATCATGGAAGGCATGTCACGTATTACAACAGGAAATTTGCCGGATGATCATAGGTGGTGTCACATGAGTAATGAAAACAATTATATTTTTGCCTCTCAAGTAAATGATTGGTTAACAGGTAATCCTTTTGTATTTGATTTTTCAAGTTTTAAAAAACCAACAGTTAAGGAACTAAAAAGTTATTATGCTCTTACCTAACACATTTTGTACTTTACCCTGGACTAATATATCAACTGACGTTAATGGGTCATTGCGCCCATGCTGTAAATTTGCACAACCTGATATATCAAATGAGTATCAGTTACCTAACATGAAAGAAGGTAACTTGGATGTACTATGGAATGATATCCGATTTCAAAATCTAAGACAAGCCTTTTTAGATGGTAAGCGTCCCAAAGAATGTCGTAGTTGTTGGGATGAAGAAGCCGCAGGCATGCCTAGCTTTAGAGTACAATGGTCCAAAGATAAAAAGATACACACAGAAGGTATGACGTTTAATGCTATTGCGGAACAGGGTCCGCGAGCAATGGATTTAAAATTAAACAATGTGTGTAATTTAAAATGTAGAATATGCGGCCCGCAGGCCAGCTCAACATTTTTAAAAGAATATCAAGAACGATTTGACATTAAGATTGAAGATGGTGCATATTGGCTATCTAATAAGATATTAGGCACTGCTAACGAAGATGTTATTTTACAATGGGCACAAGATTTAATACATTTAGAAGTTACTGGCGGCGAGCCAATGGCTAGCCCAGAAAATATAAAAGTATTAGAGCTGTTGATTAGCTCTGGACGAGCCAAACACATTAGCATATTGCTAAACACTAATGGAACCCTGTATAATAAGAAGTTTCTAGATTTGTTAGTTAAATTCAAAGAAATTACACTTTGTGTTTCAGTTGATGATCTAGGCGAGAGATTAGAATACGAAAGATACCCAACTGAATGGAGTGTGGTACAAGAGAATATTAAAAAGTTTATTGCATTAAAAGAACAAAATAATAATCTTTTTTTAACACTATGTCCAACAGTTAGTGTGTTTAATGTTTACTATCTGTCGGAGTACTTACAATGGGCAAAGTCTATGAATATATTCACCTACTTTAACATATTACATTACCCGCCTAGCCATAGTATAAAAAACTTACCAAATGAATTAAAAGACATCGTGTCACTTAGACTTGCTGAACCAGAGTTTAATATAGTTAGAAACTTTTTACATTTAGCCAGTGATAGTCAAGTACTCATCAAAGAGTTTATAAGTAAGAACACTGAACTAGACTCATTCAGAAAACAACAATTTAAAACAACGTTCGGGGATTGGGGACAACTGATTATGGATTATAAAGATGAATAAACTTACAGCGGAGCAAATTGCAGAATATAATATTAAACGTAAGCAGTTTGATAAAAAGAGAAATATAAACACTATTAGCCCATGCGTTGCTCCTTATAATAACATGTACTTTACCACAGAAGGCAATGTTGCTCCTTGCTGGTTACTAGTAGGACATTTAGACAAATGGGGACCAGACCGCAGCATTAAAGATATATGGTTTGGAGAGAAATTTACTGAATATAGAAACAATTTAAAAGAAGGCATCTTCAAAAGTGAATGTAGAGTGTGTCAGCAAAAGATTGAAGCTGGTACTTGGCCGTTGGCCCTTGCTTATGACGGATTTAGTGTAAAAGAATATCCAACAATGCTAGAATTAGAACTAAGCAATCAATGCAACTTAGAGTGCATTATGTGCGAAGGAAGACTAAGTTCTGGCATTAGAAAGAATAGAGACAAACTTCCGCCAATGCCGCAGGTATATGACGATAGTTTTGTAGAACAATTAAAGGAATTTATTCCACATTTAGAAGAATTACGATTTAACGGTGGCGAACCTTTCGCACAAAAAATTGTGTATGATCTTTGTATGCTAGTTGCAGAAATTAATCCAGGATTACATGTACATATTGCAACTAACGGAACTGTTTACAATAAGCAAGTTAGAGAAATATTAGAAAAATGTAATATAAGTTTGAACATTAGTATCGATAGTCTCGATAAGGAAAATTACGAAATGATTAGAGTCAATGGTGACTTTGATTTACTAATGAAGAACTTTCAAATATTCAAAAATTATTGTAAAGACAATAACAGAACATTAAGTATTATGGTTAATCCTATGAATAACAACTGGTGGGAGATGCCAAATTTTGTAAAATTTACTAATGAGAACAAAGTTAATTTGTGGTATAACACTATTCATCATCCTGAGCATTTAAGCATATGGAAGTTACCTAGTAAAGAGTTAAGTATTATATTACAAACGTTAGAACCAATGGTTGAAGATCTCAAACCCGCAGATTTCTCAAACTTTGTAGCACACGGCAATTGGGAAAAGTTAGACCATTTTGTAAATAAACAATTATCAAATTGGTATCATAAACAAATTGACAGAGAAGATGCTATAAATAAAAAAGTTATTAAAATTGTAGAGATAGAATCTTGAAAAAAATATTATTTAATGGTTGTAGCTTTATGGCAGGTGACGAGATTGTATGGGCTAATTATTCGAAAGAAGTAGGTAACGAGTTACCGTGGGATTGGTTCACAAATCCAAAAACGCCACAATTATCTGATGAGGATGTAGCCAGTTGGAGAGAATATCACAATGTTTATAAGAGAAAACATAACTTACCACACCTTGTAACAGAGTTGTTAGGTATCAGTACTGATAATAAAATTGATCTTTCTAATGAAGGGAAAAGCAACGATATGATTTCACTAGCTACTGTAAATTATCTGTTGTCAATCCCAACAGAACAGCGGCCTGACTACCATGTAGTAATAGGATGGACTAGTGTTGCTAGAGCTATGAAATTTTCTAAAAAATTTAAATGTTTTACAAATTTAAATGTTAGGCACTTAGGGCCCGGCGCCACAGTTTCCGCTGCGGACCATCAGGATTATATAAAAGCTGTTTTAATAAATGCAGATAATGACGATCATATTATTAACTATTTAAAAAATGTATTATTTTTAGAAAATTTTTTAAGAGCAAATAGCATATCTTATACCTTTTATCGAGCAATGGGCGCTGCACAAGAATGTATAATGCAAACTAAAACATTAGAATCTGGAAATTTGGATGATGCATTGCGGATTGTTGACTCATCGGATTCAAATTATTGGATTAAATTTATTCCAAATGATCCAACCCCATTTGCAGGTGAATCGTGGGATAGTGTAGTATTGGCAACTACGGGCATGTCAGCACGGATTTCTTTTGTTAATAAACATCCAAGTTTAATTGCAGCAAAAAATCTTGCTGCAATTATTGCAAATAAAATTACAGAAGATAAGCGGCTAAATTAACTGTAATTCTTTGAATACAAATTAGCGTGCCAACCTGCTCAACTACCTTCCATCTCTGAGTTAATAGATTGTTTATTCCTTTAACTACATCAGGTCCATACGTCTTGTGGTACAAATGGGCTATGATGTATCCGTTGGGCTTTACATGATTAGACCAAAATTCTAAATTATTTTCAAATGTTGGATTGTGATGTGTGTTTATCAAACAGATATCTAACGGAGTTTCCCACCCCGAAAACTCACCCAATATTGATTTATCCTGTAATATTATATTAGGATAATTACTAGTTATACGTTTCCATGCTGATTTTCCGCTAGCGTCGTTGTCAAAATCTGTGTGTAGTGCTTTTAATAATTCGTATCCAATCTCCTGAGCTACTCCGTTTTCTTTACATGCATCAAACAATTGTTCTTTGATCCACGATTGTGTAGAATCAAATTCTGATTTCAAAGATCCTTCACCAAACGTTTCTATACTATGAATAGAAATATTTTTATTTGCTCTTGCTAAGATAGCTGCTCTGCCTCCTAGGCCCGAATTAGTTTCTAATACAACACTGCCTTCTTTGAGGTATTTTGAAGTTCTTAATAGCATGAATCTTTCTTCCACAGATATTGAAGAAAAACAATGTTCAATAGGCAACACATTTGGAACAACTACTTCTGATTTGATATAAAATATCTTGTTTACTTTAGTTTTAGTTGCTTCTTTCCATTGTCCCGAAGCTTCATATACATACTCAAAACCGTCCATATCAACTACATCTTTATAATTGTTAACAAAATAGTAGTTGCACTTTGCTGTAAAATTTCCAAAATCATCAATTTTAAAATATAGATCAGCAGTGTAGGTATGTGAATCGGCTGCAATAGTGAATATAAAATCTCTATGATCTACTTCAGGATTAAAATTTAAAGTCATTTCAAAGCCACCGCGAACACGCCATAACATTCTAAAAAATCCAAATACTTCATTCATCACGCTGTCGGCAAAGTCGCCGTGCCCTGATTTAATAATATTAAAATCAAAGTTTTCGTACTCTACATGATCATTGATATACTCAGAATCAAATGTTAATTCAAAATGATCTGTTATATCTCCTTCAGAACTGTGTACATTAGTAATTGTGCCACCGTATTCTTTACACAGATACAGCCAGATGTGCATTAATTTAATCCTAATGTGCCTGTGCAATTTAGTATTCATTAGGTCAAGACTATACCAAGCACCTAACCAAGGCTTATTTCTTGGATTTATATTAAATTTTTCTCGATCATCGTATGCTGATCCCATATTATCACCAAGACCTGGTCCGGGACTACATGCTATGATTCTAGCTCGATGATTCCACAGCATGTTGAAACTGTGAGTAAAGGCTTCGATATCTTCACCCGGAGCCCCAATAACCCAACATGCAGATACCTTCATTCCTACTTTATCAGAGTCAATGATATTTTGATTAATTTCTGCAACGGTATTCTTTTTATTAATAGCTTTTAAAACTTTGTCGCTGCCTGTTTCAACACCATAATTGAACCCCTGTGCTCCAGCAGCTTTCATTAGTTTATAAAATTCTAAATCCATCCTGCCATCAGCTCGAGCATATCCCCACCAGTTGATACCTAATTTTCTATCAACTAATGCTTGACAGAAATTTCTAAATTCTTTTAAATTACCGTTCATTAAACTATCAACAAATGAAACAAAGCTAATACCGTATTTTTTAACTTGATGTTCTAATTCATCTACAACTGTTTGTGCACCTCTATCACGAAACTTCCAATAATATACTTCTGTACAGTAACTACATTTAGCTATACAGCCCCTACTAATTTCAGCACAGATAGAATTTTTACCCCAATATTTTGTCAAATCAAAGTCGCTATAATCAGGGTAAGGTAAACTATCAATATCAATACGTGTGTCACTATATAACCCACCTATTGCAGGTTGTAAAGGTTTAATACCGTTTTCCCAATTCTCTAAGAAGTCTAATATGTTTTGTTCACTTTCACCTATAAAATAATAATCTACGTTTTGTGGTTTTTTGTAATAATTCTCGTGGCATTCAGGCCCACCCATTACAATAGTAATGTCAGGTCTTCTTTTACGGATCTCATTAATCATCCATTTGGTAGGTAATAAATTTGTATAATATGTACTGAAGCCTATAATATCAGGATTATCTTCTAATAATATTTCTAAATATTCTTTTAATATAGGTTCATACGTAGTATGAATACGTTTGTAATATTCATCACCCTGCCACCACCAGTAGTTTGCACCATTCCATGCATCATCTAACGATGGGTTAGCTTCCTTTAAACGGTAATGTGATTCAACATTAAAATCATATACAATAGTTGGATATCCGGCTTCACGCATTAGTGATGTTAGTCTAGCCAAGTTGTATGGTGGCATATAGATAGCCCAGCTACCTAACACACATAATGTCATTTTTGTTTTGCGATGTCCTACATTAACGCCCACAGACGTTACGCCGGCACGAAGTTTTCTATGTGCTGATTGTGGTGCGTCATTTTTTGGGATTAAATTTTGTGCAATCCATGTATCTTTATCTAACATATTATTCCAGTATTGTTCAGCGAGGTTAAGTGATAATTTAAAATCATTTACGGTCTCCAAATAATATATAATCTTCTTTAGTGTATCCGTCCATAACCTCACTACCTGAACCTTGATTAGGCGCACTATTTTTATTATTTAAGTCACCTCGGATAGGAACAATTGCCCAAGTACAGTAGTCTACAAAATGAGGAAGTGCTTTTAATTCTTCTTCAAGGCTTAGTGTTTCTTCACGATTATGCGGCGCCATCATAAACTTAATTTCAAGGTGACCAATGCCACCGTGTTCAAACTTTTCTAAGGCAATTGCTTCAATAACTTTAACTAGTTTAGGTCTATCATAAAACTCAAAGTGTACACTAATATTTAAGTCACCGTAATGAATGACTTCTTGATAATAATCTGGTTTGCGACTACCGTTACTATGTAAACTTACGTGATGTCCCATAGCGTTTAAATAACGCAACCAGTCTAGAAAGTCTTTGTTAACAGTAGGTTCTCCACCGCTAATGATGAAGTTAACCTGCTCACCTTTAATAAACTTATCTTCGATGAGATTAGTAGCCTTCATTAGGTCTTCTAAAGGTTTGTGCGGGTCTGTATTGTTGTGAATCCAAGGCCAGCAGTAGCTACAATCGTAATTGCAACGACGTCCTATTTCCCAATACACCTGCTTTTGTGTGCTGGCATGTGTGCGTTCCATAGCAACAAACTTGATTTGTGTATCGTCTCGCAGTTCATTCTGTGGTTCTAATCCCTGTCCTTTACGTAATAAAGGTTTAAATTCTATAGTCTGTGTCTTGGGAATAAACAGGTCTGCACCACATGAACACACATTGCGCTTACAGTCAATCCAATCTTCGGGTACTGAGAAATCATCCCATACACTACCTAATTTTCCGCCAACTCTACAACTGGCAGTCCATACTCCGCCGTCCATATCTATGTATAAGCTGTCTACGCCAGCACCGCATTTCCAATTTGGAATGTAATTCAATTTAGCACCAACTAATTCGTCAGTGCTCCAATCCCTCCACGCACCATTTTCAGCATACGTTCTAATTGGTTTTCCTGGTGTAAAGTCCATAGTTTTCCCTCGCGCTCTATTTATTGCTATATAGTGTTATGGAAAATAAAATATGCCCGCTGCCGTGGAATCACCTATCTGTGCAACAGAATGGAGATTTTAGATTGTGCTGCCAATGTGTGCATCCGCCTTTTGGTAAGCCAGGGATGAGAATACAGGAACATTCTATAAATGACGTGCGGAATAGTGAACTACACCAACGAGTTAGACAACAAATGCTCCATGGAGAAGAACCTATCGAGTGTAAACTGTGTTGGGATGAAGAGGCATCTGGTCTTACCAGCAAACGTGTTCATATGTTAAAGCATTATTCTGTGGAAAAAATTGCAGCATCTAGTACTGGAGTAATTGATGTTAACGAGTTCCCGTTAGAGTACGTTGATTTACGATTTGGTAATTTATGTAATATGAAATGTCGTAGTTGCGGTCCCGGGGACAGTAGCTTGTGGTATGAGGATGTGGCTGCTGCTAATCAGGGAAGGACAACCTTTGAGTTTTATTCAAGTAAGCAATATCAGTTGACAAAAATAAACAATGTATGGACTCTTAAGGACGATGATTTTCTATGGTACGAGGATGAAAAGTTTTGGGATACTATAAAAACAGTAGTGCCACACATAAACAGATTATACATGACCGGTGGCGAACCGTTTATTAGTAAAGCCCAATGGAGATTATTGAACCTATGTATAGAGCTAGGTATAAGTGGTAACATAGTGTTAGAGTATAATACTAATATGACTAGACTACCCGACGATGCATTTGAGTTATGGGTAAAATTTAAAGAAATACATATTGGATGCAGTATTGATGCCATTGGTGAGTTGGCTTACTATATGAGATACCCGGGAAAATGGGAAACTATCCAAGAAAATATATTAAAATTAGGTACTGCTGATTGTAAAAATATTGTTGCAAAATTTGCTCCGACAATCAGTGTGTTTAATGTATTGGGGTTTTTAGATCTAGTAGATTGGTTGCATGATAACTATACCCCTAACATTAGACCTAATCCGTCATTCCACATACTTGAAGGTCCCGGATACCAAAATATACAAACTTTGCCGATGGAAACAAAAAACTGGATTGCATCTGAATATAATAAATGGTATGCAAGTGCAAAATGGCACGCTAGGTACCAACTTCAATTTGATAATATTATCAAGTATATGATGGCGCAGGACCGCAGCCATTTATTGCCAGATCTAAAATATAATGTCCACATTTTAGATCAACAACGGTCCCAAAACATTTTAGACTATGTTCCTTGGTTAGCCAAAGTGCTAGATCAGGTTGACATGTAACAAGAGAGACTGTATAATACATACATTGTTTAACACAAAAGGAGCAGAAATTGGCTACAACTACCAAAGCTAAAAAGGCAAGTATTGCAATCCGCGAGAATGCCAAACGTGATTACAGCCCAAAATGGGATGGTTGCGAAAATTGGAATGAAAGTCAATTCCTGCGATACTTTCACAG